TGAATAGTGGGCACTGTAGCAGTTCCACTTAATAAGGGGTTAACAACTATGGTATAAGCTTGATAACTACCCGCACTAACAGTACTAACACCAATCTTCCTACACCATACACCATAGATAGTCGGACATGGTAAATCAATAGTATATGTAGCAGTTTTGGAAGGATCAATAACTAAATGAGGAATCTGGAAACATCTTACTAAATCAGGAGGTAACACTTCGACAGCAGGTTGACCATCCATAGTAGGATCTGGGTCAAAACAAATAACCAATTTTCCACTAGCAAAAGATGATCCTTGTACAACATACGTCACTCTCATAATACCATCAAAATAAAAGAAATTCTTAAGTTTATTTCCTAATGGAGAAGTCAAAACATTATCATAATAAGCATTAAAAATATCATTTGTGATGAGTTGCCTAAAACCCAATGGATTAGCTACAGTCCAATTGGGAAGCGCTAAGACGTATGGATGTTCCACATAATCAGTATACTCCTGAGTATGATTTTCTCGCGTATCTCTATACGACTTACTTTTCTCTACTATCATTGAGTCGATAAAATCGACCTGTGAATTTACCTGGACCGTAGAGACGTCATTTCCAGATAAAATATTATCATTATTATTAATATTGAGTTCAGCGGTAAAATTTAAACATGCTTACTATTTTACCAGAAGTAAGCATTTTCTAAAACATATTATCACTAAGTATCAGGGCCGGTATGCATCACATCACGTTTTTACAAATTAGATTACACCCTCTACATATATACAAAGCACGAGTTTAAAGACATCTAGGTCTCTACATCCAATGCATAAAAACTTCTTCTTTGTTTTTATACATCTCCAAATACTCATCAAAACTTTTCCAGGCAACAAGAATTGAATGTTTAGAGCAAATCTGTTGGGCAAAACCAATAAATTCCTCAAAACACTCTCTTCCATGCAAGAAAAATTCTCTCTGAGCAACATCAAATAGTACAGAATAATGTTGAGTTTCTGAAAACCCACTGGGGATTTCAACAAAACTCAACATCTTATAAATACTATCTTCGTCTAGAGGAGCTACATACAGCTCCAATCCGTTTTCATATCTAAATTTTCTCTTAAGGAAAACGGCATCCTCTCGAGAAATAAAAGCGCTAAGATTCTGAGATTTATTAGCATTAGTGACAATATAACCCCACTCTTTATATAAGGGACTAATTGCCAAAACATTAAATCTATCTTTCACTTCACCACTCAATCCAGCTAAATTGTCGTCTCCAACAGTAGCTGGAAAAACATGAAGGAAAAAGGAGTCAGCTAAATCAGGACAGGTTTTCTCAAAAGCCATTAGCATAAGCAAAACATTAACAACAGAATTAATGATCAACGTAAGCATATGACCTGAGGGTAAACCCTTCACAGTCAAACAAACAGAACCATTGTAAATGAATATTTTAAAACACAAACTATAAACAATACAATAAACCATAACACTATCTTCTTCATTGCCATAAAATTTCTTAGCTAACAAATAAAAGAAGTAAGCAACTTTTCTAAACATTTGCGCAACATGAGACATATCATATCCCGCAAAATCTAAATCAGTCAAAACAACACCTTTATTCAAATAATGGAACAACTTATCCCACTCAGAGCTACCTGAATTAATTCCTCCGAAACACTTAGAATAATAGGGAAATCTCATCAACAAAATAACTAGGGGAATAACATACATTTTTGCCATGGTATTAGAATAAATGTCAATCAAATAGAACAATCTAAGCATAAAATTCTCTAACTTTTCAGCACTTCTAATTTCATCCTTAACAGAACCACTAGTACTCATAACATGTATGACTCTGTCTTTCATCATACTCATTCTTCTTTCAAGTTCTTCTTTAAAACCTTTGTTTAAATGATATTTGTAACTAGACTCATCGGTCCAAATTTTTGCAAACAACCCGGCTCTATTCTTAAACTGTCTTTCCTCAGTACCAATAGAACTAGTAAAGTTACATCTATCAATATACTGAGAAGGATCACCTAAAAATGACTCCTCTAAAGTAATCTTCGATAACTTAATACCCGGAGATTCTTGCTCAACAGAAGAAATGAAATAATCTGCAAATCTAACAACAGCTCTATCTAGCAAACTCTCTTCAAGCTTACTAGGTAGAGTAGAATATCTCATAGTCTGCGTAAACACACTCTGGTAACCATTACAAGGAGTTTCACCTTGAGTAGCACTAGGAATGAGATAAATTTTAGAACATCTAGAATGGGTTTCTTTAAACCAAGGAGAACGTTTAATCTTGGAATTAAAAGTATCAGCCCTTGCTCCTTGCAAAGAACCCACATTATATACATATGGTGAATGTAAGTTACGCAAATCAGAATTCTCATGCAAAGGCTCTAACGAATTAAGCTTAGAAGACAACAAGAATTCACTGACATAAGGTTCAGGGAATTTCTTAATCGCATCTTCCAACATAGTTAAAGTTAAAGCACTACCACCACAATATTTCGTCTTCACCTTCGTAAACATGCTAACAGTTTCAAACATGTACGACGTAAGACCAACAATAACAGAAGTACCTTTAAAATTAGCGATTGCTACATTACCACAATCTCCTCTTTTAGCTTCTTCAAAAGGTCTTTTCCAACACCAATCACCATTAATATACTTCTTATCAGACGGTGATGGCTCAATAACACCATTTAATGAAGTAATATCATTAGTAAGACTAATAGGAACCTGAACATAACCAACGTCTTTGAGGAAGAACTTCAATAAATCTTTTTGAGCAAAAGGAAAATTATTCTTCATCACCAAAACATCTACAGGAAAACCGTCAGCATTACAAACATTATTGTACAAGGCAGGGTCAGAGACAACAACTATAGGGTTATTATCTTCTATACACACTTCAAAATAACCAGCCCTAAACTGTCCCTTCTCTCCATACACATAATGTCTGTTAATTAAACAATACGAAGCATTAAGAGAAACGATCCAGCCGGTTTCATAAGTTGTCACATCTTCTGAAGAATAGAATTTAAATGGATAAATTCTTTTCTTAATCATTGAATACAAGTCTTTAAGAGAAGTTCCAACAGTGTTTAACTCACATCTACTAACCATCATACCCTCCTTTTTCCACTCAACTTGTTTCTTTGGATCAGGAAACGCGACTTCTGATTTAACATAACCAGCTATCATGCAAGAATCATGATCAACGTTTTCTTTCAAAATCACTTCGCCAGTCATAACCGTCTTAGGAGTTACAAAGTCCATAAAGACTTTGAGAGCTCCTCCAGCAGCTATCATTCCAAACACAAACTTATAATCTCTAAGAAAAGTTCTAACCCTATTATAATAATAATAGGCTTTAGCCTTAACAGCTAACTCGACATGACTAAAATACTTAGAGGTTACATCAAACAAGAATTCAGAAATTTGCAAAGCAAGATTGTCTCTTTTGACAACAATCAAATCATACAATTTATTCCCAAAAGAAAATAATTCTTTTCCAACAGACTTAGTGACCCAAGTCCA